CCTGTGTCACAGGTAAGCCATCAACAAAAAAATTTATCACATAATAATTGTAACTAAGTTTTGAACAATAACAAATTTGTCTTTGCCTTGTTCATCTTTTACATGCAAGTCGTAAGTTCCTGTGTGGTCAGGTCCATCAATACTTTGTACATTTAACACTGTATTATTTTCTAAAATTGTGTCACCGCATTGCAAATTACTTGCTTTTGTCATTACTAGCGTTGCCATGTTACTCCTCATCGTAACGGTTACGAATTAGTGTAACATTTTTTAATTACGGTTGATACTTTAACTAAGTAACCTTTTGTGGGTGGTTCGCGCCTCATCTGTATCGGTCTATTTTCCTCCAAGATAGCCTGCCGTAATTTATCTGTAGCGACAAAAAGCACCAAAGTGTCTAACTGAAACGCCCAAAAATCTGCCTTACTTATCGTCACTCCGCTAGGTATCCATTTATCGTAATATGTAGAGAACTGTTCTGTTTCTATGTACAGGTTTCCTGTTTCTCTCCAGCGTAAATCACGCTTAACTTCTATTTTGCTTTTGCCATCAAAAAGGCGGCGCACAAGTTCCTCTGAATATTGCCCCTCGGCGAGGTCTATATCCCAATCGCTAAATTTTCCCATGCAACAAAACTTTCAAATCATTTGGCATTGGCACAGCATTTTTTTTGGCTTCTTCAACTTCTTTTTGCCATCGTAATGTTTCTGCTATCTCGCGCGCGCGGCGTTGCTCAATAATTCGCTGTTCCTCTGCACGCTTTTCATCGCCGGTCTTGATGCGCTCAGGGAGCGGTTCATCATTCCAGCGCCCCGCATTTAACCAGGTGGTCGGGTGAGCCGTAAAAGCATCTACGCGGTTAGGGTCATCTGCATATCGCGCCGCTCCTGCAATAATTACGCTTTGTTCTGCCACCTTACAGGCCTTTGCAAAGGCTCTCTCTGCCGCCTGCTTGCCCACCTTTCTTGGAAAGAGTTTCCAAAATTCCTCAAACAGGTTTGTATCTAAGTTCTTCTTAGATAGTACTTCTAAAGGAGTGCGGTTTTCCGACTGCGGATAACCGGAATTCGGTTTTTGGACTTCGGTAAGTTCATAATTTGGAATGTCATAGACAATGCTCACCGTTTCAAATCGCCCATCATCCTTGCGTAATTTTTCAGTACGCATGTAGCCAATTTCTCGCAGTTCTTTCAAGGCGGTCAAAATGGCGTGCCTGCCTTCTGACCCTGTACGCGCCAAAGAATCAGCCGATACCCGCCAATTATCAGGGCGACTTAAAATATCTAACAGCACCCCACGAGCGCGATAACTAAGCCGCGTATCACGAATTACGCTATTTGAAATAATACTAAAATTGTTTTCTGCTCGCGGTGAACGAATAATGCTCATAATGATTCCTTCTTTTTTGTAACACACTCCATTATTTCAACATAACTTATACCGGCTTGTTCAAAAGCAAAAATTGCACGCCTTTGTTGATTTGGGTATTTATCTGAATTATGAAATGAATAGCGCTCAACACTTGTCATGCCGCCCCATACGCCATAGTCCTCATGTTCCATGGCGTAGGTCAGGCAGGCTTTCCATATCGGACAAGCCAAACAGATTGAGCGCAAAGCATTGATGTATTCATAAGCAACAATGCTTCGTTCTTCTTCCACATTGTAAAAAATATCTGTGTAAACAGAATCTCTACAAGCCGCTTGTGACCAATCTACTTCATCGTACTTGGGCAACCGATTTCTCCTGACGGGTCAAAGTATGGGCAGTAATCTTTGCAAAATGCAACATGCAATTGTGGTTCAGGGGGTGCATCATCTGTAACCGCCCATTGCCTTAGATTGCGTAACCATTCCAACGCCTCTAAAGCAACATGTGGCTTGTATTCATCTTGCCAAATTTTTATATCTGTCATTTTTCCGTCACGGGGAATTCCAACCAGGGCTACGCCTTTTACCTCATAGCCTTGTTGTTCCAATAACCAGCCATAAACCTGTATCTGCCACTGTTCCTGGCCTTTACCTAAGTACCTCATACTGCTTTTGGTCTTAGTTTTAAAATCTACAACTAATCCAAGGTCCTTAATGTACAAATCACAGTGGCCTTTTATTTCAGGATGATTTAGTTCTATTTCAATCAAGAAATTTTCTCCAAATGGGTCTAGGCGTTGCATCGCCTTTTCCATTCCTGAATGAATAAATGTTCCTAGAATTGCTCCTAGAGTTTCTGTAAGATTAAGTTTCTGCGTTTGTTTTAAATCATGCCAAACGCGGCGAGAGCAACCGCCTAATGAAGATGGCCCTACTTCTACTTGTACAGAACGCGAGCGGCTTGAGTCATAACCACGCAATGACTTTACAACCATGTCTTGTAAATCAATCACAGATTGTCCTCATTCCACTCTTTTGTTTTACGCTTGAATGTAAATTCAATTTGTTGCAAGTCGGCAATAATGCCTTCCATGCGTAACATTGTTTGGGCTACGCCTACGCGTTTACCCAACCAAAATCCAATAAAGTAAGCAAGCGCGACAAGCAAAAAAGTTGTCATAGTTCCATGCTCGTTCTAACTGAAGCGCTCATGCTCCTAGTCAAATCCACTTGGACCCTAATGCGTGCGTTATTGTTGCGAGCGGCTTTTACCCGCGCTTCAATAATATTAATATCAAAGTGTAAGTTTTCATTTTCCAACAGCGCCAAATCATCACGCTCTTGAACTGTGTAATTTTTACCTGTTGGAGAAGATTTACTGGCATAAGTCATACGGCTTCGCGCCATACAAACTTCATACTCAGCCTTCTTTTGATGATATTCGGATTCGCATTTATTGAGTTCTTCATGCGCCCCATCAATTTCTTTGGATAGCGCATAAAGTCGTGCCTCAATTTGTTGTGGGGTTACTATCTGAACCATCATTCTCCTTCACAACATGTAATCCTTGAGCCTCTTGGCGTGTTTGTAACTTGATTAGTTTCGCCGCATCACTTGATAAATCAAACGGGTCTGCCGCTACCTGGAATCCTGCGCGCTCCATAGCCTCTGCAAGCACTTCAGGAAACACATCTAGTTCTCTCGCAATAGCGCGAATACCTAAGGCGTTTTGGTGAACGCTTACAATGTATCCTGCAGATGGAACAAACTTTTTTTGTTTGTCGCTCATGCTAACTCCTTCTTTTTCTTATTAATTACATCAAGCAAAGTCGTGCCGTTTACCTTGATGTCTTTTACTAATGCGTATTGGGTATAAACGCTTTTCAATTGGTCCATGGTTACTGAGGTGTCAGCAAGAGCAATAGCCATAGTTGCCTCTGAATGTTGTTGTTCCGTAATTTTTGGTAAAGCAACAGGCGCGGAAATTGTTACGCGTTCCGACTTCTCCATATCTTGCTTTGTAGGGCGTATGGGCTTCTTTGTATTGGGGTCTGTTCCCATATACCCTGCAAGGCTCAACGCCCTTCCTGCGGCGCTTGTAGAGGCGTTTTCAAGGGCGCTAGTTTTGTTTATATGACTACTGCCAACCATTTCCTCTGCATAATCAACAGCCTTCAATAAATCACCGTAATACAAAGATGCTTTAACAATGTATTGCAATGGGCGATTGGTCGCAGGGTCGCGGGCGATGTCTACAATTTCTGTAATTAATCGTAAGTCAGGGTGGTCATTGAGTGCGCGTTGTAATCTTTCGGCTACTGTTTCGTAAGCCGATAAATCAAATGCCATTCTTTCCTTCTTTCTATCGGGGGGCATACGCCCCATGGGTAAGCAGACCCTATACCCGACCCCTGACATTACAAAAGACCCCCTGCGGTGTGTCGGAAAAATTATTTGTAACCAGTGCAATACTTAGGGGTCCAGGGGGTTCTTATGTCACAGGCAAGAGTTCACATTAGCCTTTTCAATCTAATTGTTGAGGTAGAGGCCGACTTTCAATATCCTGACATGATGCAGGATTTATCTAATCGGGCGCTAACCAGTTTTATTGCAACCATGGATTATTGCAAAACTAATGGCATGGACATTAGGTCAGAGGATTTTGATTTAGAAGATGAAGAATGATGGCGACTGTACCAAAGAGGACTTTGACTCACTAGATGAGGCAATAGACTTTTGGGATAATTTGGGTTTTTAATCCAACCAAATCTTATAGCCTGCGGTTACTCGCCCTTTGATTGGGTCAATAAAATGCAATCTTTGACTTGGTGTCGCAGTCGCGGCGAGCATGACACCTGCATATCTATTGTCTGATTCGGTAGAACCTGTTTGGTAAACACTGCCCAATCCATTTGCAAGCGCCCATTCCGCATGGGTGTGGTAATGACCAATATAGACATCTCTAAATTCCCATGGGTAAGACCCACTGCGCCATCTATTGACATGTTGGACAATCGTTGATGGAGATGCAAAACCATTACGACCAACTTCATCACCATGAATAACGAGCGCGCGATACTCACCGATTTGTACTCTTTGTATATCATCAGGACATTCTTGCCAGGTAAGGCGCTTTTCGCCTGCAAGTAATTGGCGCGCCAATTCATAACACATACGGTCAAAATTGTCAGAACGAGGAACATTGTCACGCTTACTTCCAATACGCCCATGATTACCCCACTCAGGAACTACCGTAACTTTTTCATAATTAGCAAGAGCGTAGCGAACCACATCTACGCAAAGCCTGCTTACATTTACATATTGCTCAAACAGTGTTGAATCAATCTCAAAAACTTGATTAGGGAAATTAAATAAACCCTCAACCATGTCACCGCCAAAAAGTATGTAACAATCTTTTACCGGATGATTTGCTCTATGTATTTCTGTAATTCTTACAGCCTTTTGTGCAAATTCTAAAACCCGCGTACGCATTACTTGAGAGTTGTAAGTAGTAGTTTTTTTTGCGCCTTGCCAATCAGTCATGTGCCATAACGCAACTTCTGCTTTGCCGCTAACACCTTTTGCCACCTTTTGCTCCACGGGTTTAATAGGACCCATAGCCAACATTGCATCATAAGCGGCTTGATGAGTTGCTTCTACTAAATCTTCAGTTTTTGTTTTTGCTTTTATTAATTGTTTTTGTATTCTAAATAAAGCATTGCGTAATTCTTTAACATCGTCAGATTCAATGCCTTCAGGTAGTTTTTTTAAGTTATCTTCTAGCTCCATTGTTTTACCATTTCATACCCATGATGCGTATAACCTTGTTTATCTATCCAACTATCTTCGTGACTTGGGTTTTTAAATAATCTCACTGTTTTTAAACTATCCATCATTAATGCTACTTGCCATGGCGCAATGTCCTCAATGTCTAGTAACGCACCCCATATCCTGCCTATTTTTGCAAAGTTCTTTGTTGCGTCACCATATTGTTCTTCTCTATCATCAAGAATTTTATTTACTTTGGACATTTGCACATACCTCTACGGTGCGCTCTTATTGTTTCGGCAGTTGTTTTATGTCCTTCAGCGCGCAATGCTTTTACAATAATGTTTGCCGAATAACCTTTTGCCCAAGCATCATCTAATGCTTTTTTATCTTTATCTGATAATGAGTTTATTGTCATTTGCCATGCACAATATTGACTATATGGTTTTTGCTTTGATGCTAACTCTTGTAATGATTTTTCTAAAGTCATGCCCACCTCCGCGCATAGCCTAACACAAGTATAAATGAGCAGTTTAGACTCATACTCAGGAGTGCTTTCCCATGGAGGAGGGAAATTAGGCTTTCTTTTTACGAGGCTTCTTTGCTAGGTTTTTGATTTCTTTTTCTACCCAATCTGCGACCTTGCCAAATGCAGGGTC